ACATGGGATACTGATCCAGCTCCGACTATTACCGTACCGGCGACCGGGTCCTATGGGTATGCATTGCAGCAGGGCAATTTCAACGGTACATGTCTGATCTGGCAGCCTACGGATCAGCTGCTGGAATGCTTCATTTCCGGAGCTGCTGCAGCAATTAATTTTGGCCAGTTGAACGGCCGAATCACGTTTGCGTTCAAATCAGGAAACTCATTGACAGCCAGTGTTACCAATGCATCGGTGGCACAGAATTTGATTGCCAACGGCTACAATTTCTATGGTGCTTATGCGACCGCTAATCAGCTTTTCGTATTCTTCTATCCAGGATCGGTCACCGGAGTATTCCGGTGGCTCGATAGCTACATCAATCAAATCTGGCTGAATTCTCAGTTCCAGCTTTCGTTGATGGAGCTGCTGACGCAAGTCTATTCCATTCCTTATAATCCGGCAGGCTACGCGCTTATCGAGGCGTCATGCGCGGATGTTATTCAGGCAGGCTTGAATTTCGGGGCGTTCCGAGCAGGCGTCACGCTGTCGGCGCTAGAGCAGGCGGAAGTCAATTCTCAGGCGGGCTTGAATATCGCCACGCTCTTGAATCAACGCGGGTGGTATTTGCAGGTCAATGATCCGGGCGTGATCGTGCGCGAAGCACGCGGCTCGCCGCAGTGCACGTTCTGGTACATGGACGGGCAATCGGTACAGAGTCTAGTACTTAACTCGATTGACATACTCTAGGCATAACTTAACCCCTCATGCAATAGGAGACAAAACAAGTGGGTACACTGACCGGGGCAAACGCTGTGTTTACACTAGCAATCAGCCCTCCGGCGTTCGCGCCGCAGGTATCGCCAACACTGTTCGCTGCGCCTGTCCAGCTTCAGGGCTTTGCAGCCGACGACTCATTCGCTACTGAAGCCATCGCCAGCGTCGAGACCCTAATGGGCGTCGACGGTATCCTGTCAGCAGGCTTCGTGTATGTACCGATCCGGCAGACTATCGCTATTCAGGCCGATAGTATTTCCAACCAGTTGTTCGACAACTGGTGGAATGCGATGCAGACGACAAAAGACGTGTATGTGGCTCAGGGTGTGATCACGCTGACTACGATCCAGACCAAGTACGCGCTGACGAATGGCAATTTGACCACTTACCATCCGATTGCCGACGTCAAGAAGCTGCTGCAGCCTCGACGATACGGCATAACGTGGCAAATCGTCAGTCCTGCGCCGGTACAGTAACCGATGCGCAAAACGAGTGTCGTCTCCATTACCGATGGATCGAACGATCCCAAGGCCGCTGATTACAACCGCGATTACGGCAAGACCTTCCTTCTTCGCGAGATGCCTGCCGCGATAGCGGAGCGCTGGGCTACCAAGGCGCTGCTGGCATTGGCTCGAAGCGGGATAAACCTGCCGGATGGCGCTGCGAGCGCCGGTTGGGCAGGCATTGCTGTCCTGGGATTCCAGGCGCTTTCTCATGCCAGCTTTGATGATATTCAGCCGCTTCTGAATGAAATGTGGCAATGCGTCAGCGTCATTCCCGATATGCGTCATCCGCAGATTTCGCGCGCATTGATGTGGGCAGGGCCTGACGGCGAGGGCGCCGACATTGACGAAGTCGCTACCATGCTCAAGCTGCGGGCGGAGGTGTTCACGCTTCATTCGGGTTTTTCACTTCCTGGCGTCGGCTCGACCTCGTCCTCATCGACGATTTCGACGTCAGCGGACTTGCCGAATATGAAAACGTCAATGCCATCTACGGCAGGGCCATTGCGACGGCACTCTCCTCCCGGCAAACGACGTTAGCTGAACTGGACGAAAAATATGGCGTCGAGGATGTTTATCTGCTGCTTGAAGTCTCTTCCGTGGACGCTTATAACAAACGAGTGATAATGAAAAGGAAACCTGAGACTTAGGGGAGAGAAACCATGCACGTAATCATCGCACTTCTATGTTTGTTCATTCTGCTGTCCATTTCGCCTACAGTAAGGCGTTTGTTGGCGGCTGCCATCCTCATAGGAGCCGTCGCCTATGCGCTGCAATGCATGAAGACGCCTATCGCCGCAGCCGCGCAAGCGGCCATCGCTGGTGCGTCTGACGCCTCGAACGAGCGAACCAAAGCTTGCCAGACTCGGACAGCAAAAGGATTGGCGTGCTTGAATCTGCGTGCTGCGGATTTGCCTTCTTCGTTGACATCTCGCTCTGTGCCAAAGATGCCTGTGGAGCATTTGACTCAGCCCAGAACAGTTGTGAGTATACCATCAAAGGAACCGGTCTTTGCTAATCATAACGGTTCAGTAATGCAGATATTTGCGTTAGACGATGGCAGCATTGACATTGTGTATGCCTATCCTAGGCAGGGGATGCGAGAACTAGTTGCACCGGGGACTCTTTATCTCCGTGGTCAATGGAGTGAGGGAATTTTGTACGCTACTGCGCATGTATTTAGCCATCAATGCGGACCGACTCCTTATCATGTCAGTGGAGGAATAGAACCTAACGGTGTTTTGGTTCTAAATGGTCCAGCGCCTTTGGTAGATCCTCAGACTTGTCAGGTTCTTCAGTGGATCTGGAGCGACAATTCTACGATAATGTTCCTGCCCTTTAATAGAAAGTAGGTAAGTTTGCCTACCATTTCTGACATTATTTCTATCAAGCTTAACATTGATTCCTCCGGCTTCCTGCAAGGGGTGCCGGAAGCCGTCCAAGCGATAGAGAGAGCCAAGCGTTCGCTGAAGCAGGAAGGCGACGATCTCGAACGGATAGCCAAGAATGTTGGGTATGGTTTAGAAAAAGTTATTGCCGGTGTTGCCGGATTTTTTGGTTTGGTTCTTTCATTTGAGGGATTCAAAAATCTTGTAACTGATGCAGCTCAAGCCGGTACGGCCATGGGCCGGTTTGCCGAGAGTATCGGCAAGACGGTTGAAATGACGCAAGCCTACAGACAGGCGTTCGCAGCATTTTCAGGAGGCGAAACTGGAATTCTAGGCGCTATTCGGCGGATGAAGCTGGATATGGCAGCGGTGCCTTTGACAGCCACGCCTTGGATGATAGCGGTTGGAACGCTTACCGGTAAGGATGTTCGCGGAAAGGAGCCGGAGCAGATTCTTCAAGACATAGCGGATGCTGCAGCACGCCGCCGTATGGATGCTGCACATGTCATCATGTGGCTGCGAGGGAGCCTTCCGTTAACGGAGTCGGATATCCTGCTTTTATCCAAGCCCGGTAGGTTAGAAAGCGCTTTAGAAGAGCAACGAAAAGTAGGGACGCCGACGACGCCGCAAACACAAGCGGCAGAGCGGCTGCAGGCCGATATTACAAACCTTAAAACGACAAATAAATTGCTGGAATTGCAAGCATTGACTTTGATGGAGCCGTTTTTGCATGAATTGCTTACAATGGCAATTAGATTAGAGCATTGGATGCGTGGCATAGCGCATATGTTAGGAGTAGGTCCTGCAGCACCGCCTTCCGCTGCTGCCATTACTGGAGGCGTATCTGACGGCACAACTGGTTTTGGACCGGTTACACGATATATGCCGCCAGGGTCTCAGACATCGCTTTTGGCTACCGGTATAGGACGTCGCACAGGCTTCAATCCTAACACGGGGAGGTTTGAGACTACTACTGTTCCAGCCGGAAGTGGAGGACGACCTCTAAGTTTCCCGACTCAGGAGGGCGATATCACCGGCACAGGTCGCAATAGCGGCGGTCGTTTTAATGTGCCGGCAGGTACTAGTTCAATTGGCTCTAGTGAGCGTGAGACAATCACGCTTGCGAATGGTCAAAGAGTGACGGTAAACAAGCGCGCTGCAGCGCAATTCAAAGGCTTCTTTGACGATCTTGTTGCTGCTGGCGCACCAGTCCGCAATCTCGGGGGTGTCGGTGTTCGTCCCGGAAATGCTTCGCAGCATCCGGTCGGGCTCGCTATTGATTGGGCACAGAGTCATCGGAATGTAACCGATCCAGATATAGCAGCATGGATGGCGAACAATCGCGATAAGCTCAATGCAATTGAACAGAAGTGGGGTATAAGCGGTGGTGAACACTGGATAGATCCAGATACTGGGCATTTTTCTATTGAAACGTTATTTGGCTCGAAGCATTTAACAGACGTTACTGGCGCTGACAAAACAGACATGGCTGGCAGCGTCGAAGATCGCAGAATGGTACGAGGCTCTGTATTTGGTCCAGCCGCAGGCTGGTCGCCTGATCCTACTCAAGGCGGTCTTAAAGGGCCTACCGGGCTGTCAATTGCGCAGCCCGGTATAGCACTGCCGTCACGATCTGGCTTAGGACAAATGTTTGAAGTTACGACACCAGATGGTCGTAAATTTATTTTGCCCCAAGTTGATATCGGACCCTTTGCAAAAGGACGAGGCATTGATATTACTGCGGAAGCAGCGAAGCGAATGGGATACACCGAAAAGGATTTCCCTACCGATGCCTTGTTTGGCGTACGTCGATTAGGAGCCGCCGCCGCTGCCGCACAATCATTTGACGCCAATAGGCCAAAGATAGAAAACCATGAAACCTCGACCCATGTTAATCAAGTTATTGTCAATACCCACGCTACCGATGCAACAGGTATTGCTCAGGATGTGAAGAATGCAATCGGTAAGCAGATGGAAACTCATGCTGGAGGTGGAACGCCTTCCGCTCCTGAGCATCCGGTGATGAATTAGATGTCTAATCATTCAAATGAACTAGGCTGGTTTTTAGTAGGTCAACTTACATATGAGTCTGTGGAAATTGGCAGTGATCTACTTTCTACTGTTGTTATTGACAAAGAGATTAAGAAGACAATTCTTCAAGAATTACATTTAGTTAGACTTCAAAGGTCAATTTGACGTGCCTACGATTGTAGACGCACTTGCTATCGAGCTTTCGCTCGATCCGCGACAGCTGGAGAAAGGGCTTAGCTCTGTCGTCGAAAAGGTGCGAACAACGCGTGATGATTACGAACGTCATGCGAAAGCTTTCCAGGCTGTTGCTGACGGATTGCTTCGTGTTCTCACACCTTTGGCATCCGCAATTATTGGTATTACTTCTGCAATCGAAGCTATCAATTGGAGTCAGCATGCGTCCGCCGCAGCTGCGGAATTTTCCAATTTAGCCGATATTATTGGGATGAATATAGCGGTGCTTTCTGCTTGGACACAGGCAGCGGAAGCCGCCGGCGAGGGCGGCGGCAAAGCGGTTCGGGAATCATTCAGTCATCAACAGGAGACGATGCGAACGATGCTGCCTGGCGGCACAGGCTTGACAGATACTCCATTTTTGCAAGGGCTTCAGCATTACTTTGGTCCAGGAGGAGGCGATGTAACACGGTATTTGGATAAGGACGGCAATATTGACCTGGACCGTTTCAATAAGGATATTGTTTCCGCTTCAGATCGTTTGCATGAAAATCTTGCACAGCGTCAACAATGGATGGGAAGGCTGCATATTACCGATCCCGCGCAATTGTCGCTTTACCAAAGCCGTTCGCATCTAGACGAGCAACTCAGAATTCAGCGAGAAGAAGTCGGAGTTCTTACTCAAGAAAATGTCAATGCAATGAAGAAACTGCATGCCGATTGGGCAAACCTTGAGACTTCAGCCGAAAACCTTAGAATAGAGATCATGACTAAGCTCGTTGATCCGCTGCATGAAGGATTGACATCGCTCCAGCAAATATTGACTGCGCTCAAGAATTGGATGTCTGATCCGAATAACAAAACTTGGCTGAATCCGGAATGGTGGATGCAGGGAGGCGGCGTTAATCGTCAACCGCCCAGCTGGTATCCGGATTGGATGCTGACTCCGGAAGAGCGTGTGCAACGGCACGGAGGAGGCAGTACTTCCACTCCTGTTGCTCCTGCTCCTGCTTCTCCTGCCCCTGCTCCTGCTTCTCCTGCCCCTGCTCCATCATCACGCGGCGGTGGAGTTTTTATGCCAGTTCCTTCACCATCGTCTGTCTCTTCTGTTCCTTTCACTTCCAGATTTCCTGGGTTTCCTGGATTTCCTGGCGCTTTTGGAGATCCAGCTTCTCACAGTACTTCGTCAACTGGCTTGCCGCAAAGCTTGATAACTGGTGTTCCAGAACAGAGTGGGTATCAATCTCCTATACTTTCGCATCATTCTTCCATCGATCCAGGTATGCTAAATCTGCCTCATACAGCTGCCATGTTTAATCAAAGTCTCTTTTCTGCAGGGTCGCGTTCTTCCATCAATTCGAACTCGAACATCACTATCGGAGCCATGAGTTTCCATGCGACAACCCAGGATGCTGCGCTCGGTCATGCCCCTGCCGGCAGCGAACGCACGCTTGGTATCGGTGCGTATGCAGTAGATGCTAATTCGTCTTTGGTTTGAAATATGCTAAAATTTCGTAATACAGTATGGTTTCAATGGATACGATGGCAGTTTGGTTATCATCCACATTTAAGAATGACAGCCATGTATGAAGGAGAAACTTTAATGGTACTGAATAGTACGGAAATGCATTGTGAACGAACAGCATTCCAAGATTGGTATGAGACGGATGCAATGCCATTGGAGCACTCAAATTGGTTTGCTGTGGATGGGGATGGTAGTTATGAAATAGATGACGTTGCTACAGCATGGAGAGCGTGGCTTGCTAGGGCTGAGTTAGAAAAGAAATGGCGTTCACTCAAAAGCTCATAAACGTAACATTCAATTCAGGCGCTGGCAGCTTTTCGCCTATCAGTCTTACTGGTCTGCGAATTACTTGTCATACCGAAGCAGGAGCGGAACCCTCTATGCTGTGGTGCGATCTGCTTATTTATGGCATGACATTAAGTCACATGAATCAGCTTAGTACGCTTGGCTGGGCGGTGCAAAAGCCTGGAAAGGATACGATATCAGTCTACGCTGGTGACGCGAGTGGAATGTCCCTCATATACAAGGGAGATATATGGCAAGCCGTAAGCGACTATCAAGGCGGACCTAATTTGCCATTTCATGTTGTAGCGAAATCAGGCTCTCGTGAAAGCGCATTGAATGTCAAGCCGATAAGCGTCAACAGCAAATCGGCAGATTTTGCTCAGCTATGGCAACAGATAGCCCAGAAGATGGGCCTTCAACCTGAAACCAATGGAATCAATGTCAAGCTTGCTTATCCTTATCTGCCTTACTCCGCACGTGATATGGCCGTAGCGCTCGCTCAGCACGCCAACGTAAACTGGACAATAGATCGTGATGTTCTAGCAGCTTGGCCTCGATACGGCAGCCGGCAGGGCGCTGCGCCGCTAATCTCTCCTCAGACAGGAATGGTTGGTTACCCTTCATGGAGCGCATCTGGTATTAAGATAAGAACTTTGTTTAATAACGAGCTTAAGATTGGCGGAAAGGTACAAGTTCAATCAAGCATTACGCCGGCAAACGGAACATGGTCTATAAGTAAACTGGAGCATAACTTGCAAGCATTAACACCGAATGGAGAATGGTTTACAACAATAGAAGCTTATAGCCTTGATTCTAAAATGGCTGGTGTCAATCCTCTATGACATTCCCTCTTGTCAATGTGCCGCAAGTATTAGGCGTTCCATCGGTCAATTTTGCTCCTTTTGTGCAGCCGCAGTTATTGCTGCAAGACTTAGTTTCGCAGTTTTCTGCTGTTTTCGGTCCGCAATGGGGAATATTTCAAAATGGTACCCCAATCATTACCGCCGAATCTGTAACCGGCTTTGAATTTCGTGCTGATTGGACTATATCGGATTATCCGGTCGAGGGCGGCGTGTTCGAGAGCTATGACAAAGTCACAGCGCCATTTCTGGCGAAAGTGAGGTTTGCGTCCGGCAGATCGCCCCAGGCAAGGAATCAGCTGCTTTCTAATATAGATGCTGTGGCAGGGCTTAACGGTGTTCCAGCTGGAGGACAGCTGCCGATCTATGATGTCGTAACGCCAGAATTTACATACATCGGCTGCAGCATCAGCCACTACGATTACAAGAGAGAAGCCCATCAGGGCGTTGGGCTGATCGTAGTTGATGTATGGGTATCTCAAGTATTAGTGCAAAGCGCTGCCGGATTGTCAGCAGCACAGGTACAGAATCCCGCCAGCGCCGATCTGCAGCATGACGGACAGGTTCAGGCAATACCAAATAAGCAAATCGATATAACGCTGCCTAACACAGGGCAAACCACTATCCAAACTCCGGTTGTTCCGTCAACCGCGCCTGAAGAAATTCAGTAAATGTTCCTGATTCCTCTCAACGCTGCACCAGCACAGACACTAAATGTTACGCTGGATAATCAAGCATGCATTATCAACGTCTATCAGAAATTCTACGGAATTTTTTGCGATCTGTTTGTGAACAATACTCCTATCATTCAAGGTGTTCTTTGCTTGGATCGAAACTATATTGTTCGATCCATCTACCTTGGTTTCACAGGAGATTTAGCGTTTTACGATACGCAAGGGACCAGCGATCCGTCCTGGACAGGCTTCGGCACCAGATTCGCGTTTCTCTACCTTGAGGCGGCGGATTTGCCGGCAGACTATGGATTATCTCAATGAGTAACGGCACAAGCAATGGCGAAGGTACTGATGGCACAGGGCAGATGCTGCCGCCGCATAATAATAGTGAATTCAATCGCAATGCTTTTCAGCAGCATCAGCTAAAAGCCAAGACACGTACGACGATTCCGGTTCGTGTTGTGAAGGTCTATAAGCAGGACGGCAAGACCGCAGCCGTTCGTGGCGAGGCTGCGGGAGCGGGGTTTATCGATGTGCAGCCCGTGATCAGTCAAGTGGACGGCGCTGGGCAGCGAATGGACCATACTACAGTCTACCACATACCGTTTGCACGAATATACGGCGGGGATTTCGCGCTTATCGCCGATCCGGTAGTTGGAGATATCGGACATATTCATGTCGCTGATCGCGATACTTCCTCTTTCGAAGACACGATCAGGCAGGGCAGCATGGATCTGGTGCTGCCTTCTTCGCAGCGCCGCCATGATATGGCAGATAGCCATTATGTTGGCGGCGTGCTTAATAACGCACCCAAACAGTATATTACTGCATCAGATAACGGAATCACAATAGTCGACAAAAACGGCAACAAGATTGTAATGGACAATAGCGGGATTACTCTAACTCCTGCTAATAATACAGTGAAAATTGTTGGAGACATGCATGCAACCGGTGCTGTCATCGCCGGTTTCGGTGGAAACGATCAAGTCAGTCTGCAAACGCATACGCACGCTCATGGTCCGCCGCCAGATCCTGGGACTTAGTCATCTCCATAGTAGGGAGGAAAGTCATATACTAACGTTTTAGTTGCCGTTACTGGCGGACAGGGTCGATACTCTACTAGACGATGTCCTCTATTGTAGTAATCTTCTCGCCATTCATAATACTTCCACCAGACTGTTACGGGATTTGAATCTTGATCGTATCCGACATGTCTAGGTAAGTAGGCGAATGCGGTGTTCCATGGTTTTTCTGACATAAGAGTTCCTCCTTTATGGCAAATACTCTCTTGCTCGATACCGTCACCTGGGACCTTGTAACCGATGCGAACGGCGACATCGCCATGGCATCAGAGCCGTATAGTTTAGCCCAGGACGCTGCCAGCGCTTGCATGCTGTTCAAAACCGAACTTTGGTACGATCAAACGCAGGGCGTTCCCTACTGGCAGAGCATCTTGGGAGTTATGCCGCCGCTCGCTTTGCTGAAGGCCAGCTACGAGACGGCGGCACAATCGGTTCCGGATATACAGAGTGTCAAGGTTTTCATCGCTACCATTACTCGTGATCGTATCGTTACCGGGCAAGTACAAGTCACAGGTCCGGGGAAGCAGACTGCCGCAGCCTCATTTGGCAGCTTCTTGACTGGAATTGTTGATGGTTAGCATAGCATGACAACTACCAATGTTCCTAATGTTGCATGGACTCCAACGGGATTCGTTGAGCCGCTGGAGTCTGCTGTTCTTGCAGGTATACAGCAGGATATCAACGCCGCATTCGGCGGCAATCTTAATTTCAGCACAACCGCCGGGTCGTTGACTAACGCAACGCCGCAAGGACAGCTTGCTGCGAGCATGGCTGCGATCATTGGGAATGTCAACGACTCATTCCTGTTCTATTCGACGCAGACCGATCCTTCATATGCCGAGGGGCGGATGCAGGATGCCATTGGCCGCATCTATTTTATGGAGCGTATTGCAGCGACATCAACAACGCTTCAGATTCAGTGCATAGGAGGAAACAATGTAGCCATTCCTGTGGGCGCGCAAATAATAGACCCTAGTAATAATATCTACAATTGCATTGCAGGCGGAACTATTGGCCCCAGCGGAAGCATTACGCTTGCATTCGCAGCAAATATCACCGGTCCGATTCCTTTGCCGCCATCGGTCTCGACGTATCAAACGATTCCTGGATGGGATACGGCGGTGCTGCTTTCCGGCATACAAGGTCAAGCAGCCGAGAGCAGAGCAGCTTTCGAAAATCGTCGAGGATTGAGCACTGCGGCAAATTCAACGGGCTCGCTGCCTTCTATTCTTGGAGCGGTGCTGGACGTGCCGGGAGTTTATCAAGCATTTGTCTACGAGAATACAACCGGCCTGCCTATTGTGCAAGGAGGCGTTACGCTTGCGGCCAGATCCGTTTATATTGCCGCAGCAGGCGGCGATCCGAATGCCGTGGCAGCCGCCATATGGACCCGTAAAGCGCCGGGCTGCGGCTATGGAGCAGGCAATACCACAATCACGGTGCTGGACCAGTCTCCAGGCTACGTTTCTCCATTTCCATCGTATCAAGTTACGTTTCAGGTTCCCTACGCGCTTCCTCTGTTGTTTGCGGTAAGTATCGTTAATTCCGCAGGTGTCCCTTCCAATGCAACTGCTCTCGTTCAGCAAGCTATTATCAATGCCAATGCTGGGCAGCCTAACGCTCTGAATATCGTGGACGGTCCTCAGTCTACCATCGGTGCGAAGATATGGGCGAGCCGGTTTATCCCTTCTGTATCCGCTTTAGGAACTTGGGCAGAGGGTAATGTAATCTCGCTCCAAATAGGCTCCAATAACGACGCCGATGCGGCGTCGGCGCTTGCTTACTGCAACGGTACATCTTTGAATGTTGGAACCTTATTTAGTGGGGTAATAAGCGCAGGGCAAACGATATCGGTATCGAATGGCTCCGGCATTATTCTTCCTGGAACAACCGTCATTACACAGGTAAGCGGCAGTGTTGGCGGTTCGGGTGTTTATACTGTAAGCATGGATCAATCGTTCGGACAAATAAATCTCGTGCTTCAATCGAATACATTCAGCAGCGCATCCTGGACAAAGACCAATTGCACCATAGTAAATTCAATCGGTCCGTCACCTGACGGTACGAATGACGCCTGGACATGGCAGCGCTCCGGTACCGCATCCGCGTACGCTTTCCAGGGAATCGGCAAGCCTCCGTCGACTCTTGCATATACGTTCAGCATTTACGCTAATGACGGAACCGGTGCTTTCCTCGCAATGGATTTGACAGACAGCACACTGGTCAGTCATGCGCAAGTTACATTCAATATCTCGAACGGTACGGTTTCGATAGTTCCAGGGTATATTGGGACCGGATTCACCGGCATAGCAGCAAGCATCACGCCGGCTATAAACGGATTTTATCGCTGCACGCTATCGGCTGTGACGACTACCGATACTCAAGTGCGGGCTGCGTATTCGGGAAATTCCAATAACGTTGCCTTTGATGGTGTAGATACCTTGGCCAATACAACTATTATCGTCTTTGGCGCACAGTTGGAGGTTGGAACCGCAGCGCAAACTTATATTCCAACGACAACCGCTGCAGTAACGAATTCTGTCATCGGATTCTCGACCGCGGATGAGACCTCTGTGCAGGTGCGTATCAATCAGATACCGACAGCTGCGCCTGGAAATGTCAGCGTGACTTTTGTTTAGAGGCAGCTGCTAATGTCATTCACGCAAGCACAAATAGACGACGAGATCAATAAGCAGCTGCTGTCAGGCAGCGATATTACTGCGTTGACGCTGCGAGGTGTTCTCCATGATATGAACGCTTCGACATTTCAAAGCATCCCTCCGCCAACGGTTGGGTTAGGAACCG